CTCCTTATTTCCAGATGGCATGACATTCGGGCATTTCCCATTGCATACCAGCTTCAGTTAAGATTAAGTCAACTCTACGGTCGATACCACTGTTTTCAAGTGTTTGCACACCTACATAAACAGAAGTATCCCGATTAAGTCCATTACCAGCTAGAGGCCGATATTTACAATATTTCATGTTAACACCAAGCATCTTAATGGCACTACCATCTAAGTGAATGTTACGGGCAAGATTCATATCACCATAAACAGTGTTTATAGTGGTAATATCAATTCCGAATACATTTTTCTTTCCAGACAAAGCCATTTCAGCACGACCTAATGAATTTTCTGGTGATCCAGAATTTCCACCAGGTTGTACGTTGGCTATGTTGTTAGAAAAGTATCCACTCAGTTTGTGGAGCCAGTTGTATGTTGGTGTGTCACAGAAAAATACTGTGGCTGTACTAGGGTTGTAACGTGGGTCAATATAGTTAGACATATCATCCAAGAAATCATCCTGCGTCTTGGTTGCTGTGTTTAAACTAAATATATTACCATTGTTCAAACAATAGTTCACCGCACCTTCGGTATAATTAACACCATCACCACCTGATGCTTGCACACCAAATAGTAAAGACTGTTCAATATCCCATTTGTGCTCTATCAGCTTCTCTTTCCACACACGAGCCCACTCAGATGCATCGTATTTCAGCGAGGTGGCACGGGCCGTATTGGTCATTGCCATTGCTGTCTTCCATATCTGAGTTTGCCCATAACCGTTCGTAAACGGTTGGTCCTTCCAAGTTTCCGGATAGCCAGAACCTTCAGCATGAGCAGAACCTATTACATAGGATCTACGTGCTTCCAGATCATTAGCTATGGATTTGGCATATAAGTCTACAGGATATTTAGATACGCCATTGCTGACCCAATCTAAAGCTGCAAAAACTACTTTGTGAGAGCCTGAAGGGCTCAGAGTATAAGGGCTAACTACTTTAAGTCCCAAATAACACAAGTTGTTCGCATTTTCCACCTGTATAATCTTACATACCTGGTAGGAGTTATCTACAGTATCAGCTGCACCATCCGAATCCTTTAGGGATTTGACTGGTACTTTGATTAATTGATCGGGAATAAAGAACTGAGGATCAGTTCCTGATGCTGCTATCTCGATTTCACCTGAAGATTGACCATAAATATTCTGGACATTACCAGCATTTTTATAGTCACCACCTACTGCTACCGCATAGGTATTATCTAACACATTCAATCTAGGTTTGGCTTCTGCAGTAACAACTCCAGTTCCATCACCTGATGTATCATACGTTAGTCCTGACATAGCACCGCTGGACCAGCTGGCTGAGCCAACTACATATCCATAACGTTTCTGCCAGGAACCTCTACGTTCCGTAAACTTAAAAGAAGGATCATCAGTTGAGTGCTTTGCTACTTTGCTTAAGAACCGAAAAAACGGATCCTGTGCAATATTTAGCTCAGAAACTCTACTACCGAAGTTGTATTTTCGACGAATATCACCAGTCGCAAGACCGGATCCATCAAAACCACTATCGGCAACACCTAAACCAGATAATTTAAATATATCTGCCATGTTTAGTCTCCTTTTAGTTTATGTTCGGTTTATTCATTACCGAACAGGTTGTCTAGATCATTATCAGAGCTAAGTAAACCATCGAAGATTTGATCATCAAATGATTTCTCTGCCTTAGCACTGTTTGTACCACTGACGCTTGCAGGCATTTCCCTAACATTCTTCATCTGCTTGAGCATATCATTCTTTGTACTGCGAGCTACATTGCTAGCAACCTGATCCCTGTTAAGGATCAAATGAATATCTTCAAGCGATAACTTGTGAGTTTTAGCCTTCTGGACCATATCATTAAACTGAGTGTCAGTCATTTTATGAGTATCCTTAAATTCAGATTCCTCTTTCTTTCGAGCAATTTGAGTCTGCATGTTCTGATTCTTAGCCTTTTCCTCATCCATAATACCACTAACCCTTTTGTTAACAACCGAGCTAACATAATGGTTTAGTACTTTTGCAGAGTCTGAGTCTGAATCAGCCATTGCCTCATTGCTGTCAAAGAGAAAGTCTTCCTCTAAGCCTAATTGGTCCTTGATGTTCTTTGAAGGATTCCCACCAGTCACAAGATAGTTACGGACATGATCTACAAGTCCGCTATCATTCTTCATAGCGTTTAACACGGGCACAAAAGGTTTCAACTCATCGAGTTGGGCTTTTAATGCTTGTGCTTCCCTACTAGAATCCGAATACCGTTTTTTAAGACTCTCATTTTCACGAGTCTCTTTTTCGGCTATAGGATTAGTAGGTTCAGTAAAATCGCCAGCAATATCAGAGTCAAGATTATCTTGAGTTGCTTCAACTGGTTCTACTGGGGTTTCGATGACAGCACCATTGACGCTATCATCAAGCTCTTCAAAAAAACTCTCAGAGGAGCCAAATATTACATCTTCAGCTGCTTGCTGAGATTCATCTGGGTTACCCGTGGGGGTTTCTTTTTCGTTAGCCATTGGATTTCTCCTTTGTGTTTTGTACGTTTTTGACGGCCATATTAAGTTCTTTGGCAGAATTCTTTCGGTCAAGTTCCATGGTGTCCCTTAGCACTTTCTGTCGTGCCTTAGTCTCCGTAATCTCAGCCTCCTGTCTACCCTTCACCTCATGCTTCTTCTTGTCAACCTCTAATTCTGCACGCATAATCTTAACCTGCATATTAGCCTGCACAACCTGTCTTTCAAGAGTTTCGATAGAACCGTCCTTGTCTTTTATTTGTTCTTCAAGCTCACCTATATGTCTTTCCGCCTCTTTAATCTTGCTCTTACGTTCTTCAATTTTAGACTTATTACGAACATCAGATTCTGCAAGAACAGCGACATCATCAACAACACCAAGCTTGAGTAATTCTTTCAACTCATCTAAATATGCCCATCTATTAATAGGCAATGTGGATCCTGCAACTATTTTTACATCAAATTTAGCTGCACTATAATCATTAAATTTTCCTACGGCCATCCCCAAATCATTATACATTGGTTTATTTATTTCAACTTCTTTATCTGGCCCCATATTATTAGGCTGAACTAATCTCATAATCTTATGTGACTGGTAAATAGCCTGTGAATACTGCATTATAACCCTACCCATTTGTCTAAGTGCGGGCTCTATAGAAGATTTCATCCATTGCTTTATACGTCTTGTACCATATTCATCCATAGCAAGCATACCTCTAAAGGTATCATGCTGTTCTCCAGAATCCCCTTGCATAGCTGCGTATATACCAGCAAGATATTCCATATCCTGTTTGCCTTCATTTACTATCCCAAAGAAAGCATTTGACAATGGTGCTGGTTGAATGGGAGTTGGAGGAACTGCTCCAGGCCTTATTGGTAGTAAAGCTCCAGGAGAACTTGAATATTTTTCCCAATAGTCAGTGTCAATAGACCCTTCTTCATGCATCCACCTTAAGGAAGATCCTAATGATGCATTATGAACCATTAATTGGTGAGCTTTATTTAACTCACGCTGTTTTCCTATAAGAGGAGATACAGCCGACATTGGAAATGGAGTACCTGTCCATTTATAATGAAATGGTATTATTGGGAATTCTGTTATATTATTAGGTAAAACCTTTTCATATAATGTCTTATCACCTACTACACAAGTGAGTTTAATCCTGTTTCCGTAGAACTTTACAGCGTCTACAAGTGTAGGTAGAAAATCAGGATTTTTCTCCATTAGCTGGAATTCTTTCTCAGTTATAACTTTATTTCTAATTTTAGAAGTTTCTGCAACCAATTTACTTTGGAATTCATTTTTTGCATTTTGAATCTGATCTCCCATTTGTTTTACAGCTTTATCAACTTCCAACTTATATCTATCAGGAAGCATACTACCACGCTGTACCATTTCTTCCATTGCAACAACATCTTCAGACATCTTTACTTCAAGTTCAGCTGTTATTTCCTTAACTTTTAAATTTACAACCTTTGATACTTCCATCAGTTGATCTGTATCTAGCGGAATCCTATAAAATACATTTATATACGGGATCCTAATCTTCTCATATGTTTCATATAAGGGTACTAGTTGATCATTTACTGCCTTTTGAGGATCCATTGACTCGGCTTCTGTGATATTCTTATAGTGAAAATCATGTTGTGTACCTCCAAGAGCCTTTTCGGTATAGGAATATTCAGAGGAATTATCAGCATTGGCATTTTCTATTTTACGTGCATACTCTGGGAAGATATTCTGCAAATGTCTTCTTGGTAATATTTTTCTAATTATAATATATGAAGCATCTCTAAATAGTAAATCCCTTGCCTTTGCGTCTACATATACATCAAAAGGATCTGGCTGCTGTATTACCACATCACCCATCCCATTATCACTATTCGAATCAACACCGACAACTAAATAACCGCACGATTTTGTTATTGCGTCGTTGATTGCGTTAGCATAGAGAGAAACACCGTCATTTAAATTCCAGATGTAATCAGCAACATCAGAGAAAACAGCAGCAACATCCACATCAGATCCTTCTGTAGCAACTGCTTGCCAACGTGGATCATTGGCGGTAGCGTAATAGTTTAACATTTCAACTACAGGTATAATTCTATTAATAGTAAAGGTGGGCATTCCCTGTTCTTCAAGGGATTGAAATTCTTCTTCAGTTAGCTGGTTATCATTAGCAAAGTCATAACCTTTCTGATTTATATACTCCCACTGTTGACGAGTAGCAGAATTTGCTCCTTCAAAAAGGAGTTTTATTCTTTCAGCTGTTTTATCTGTCCTCTTAGCCATCTGTTATCTCAAAATGTGGAAAATCATCAAACTTATTATCCTTTACGTTAAAGTTACCGTTCCAATCACCACCCCATCTTAGTTTATACCCCATCCCACGAGCAATCCCAATAACAAACCCAGCGAAAAGAGTTTGCCTTTCTCTATCTAACCAGATGACAGGATACGGGGTAACATCAGCGGCAAGACTAGGATAGCTATTATGGCGGCCTTTAGGATACTTAACCTTCGTCTTACCTTTATCATAATATTTATCCTGCATCTCCTTATTCCTATAACCCTCTAGAACAGAACAATCCACATGCTTTATAACTTCATTAAATACTTCCTGAAGCCTTTC